TTACTGGTCACTCTCCTTTTTATATTGCGATGAACTGATCATAAAGACTGTTCCTAAAAACGCCGCGACGGCCGAGATCGTTGTGACCGCTGAATCGGTCCAGCTCCAGCCATAAACTTTCCCCAGGGCCCCGATCAGTACCCCTAAAGCAGGCATGACGATCGCGATGATCCACTTGGCCATATCATATTGCTTATTTGATAATTTCATTCCTATCATCCTTTCCTACACTTGAATTCGATTTAATTCCGCTTGCAGTTCATTGATTTTGATCTGCAGGCTCGCGAGTTCCACATTCATCTCATTGATCTTTTGCCAGGCCAGTTTTTCGCTTTTTACCGCCGCATCCCGTTCTGTTTTCATTTCACGGTAAAGCTTTTCGTACCCGTCCTGATCAAACTTAAGCTTGCTGAGCAAATAGGTCGTGATCGCCGTGACGAGCGGCACGATGACTGTTGCCAAAGTCTTCAGCGTCTCCTCTTTCATCAAAAGCCCTCCCCGCGGTACGCCAGCACCATGATCACTAGGCCCATCGCGAAGTTGCTCAACCACGGCATGTGAGTATTTGCTACGATACTATGGATCAGTTGATAGCTGGCCAAAAACATCATTAAAAAGCAGCCGACCGAAGCGATCCAAGCATGAGCGACCGGCGGCAGCTGCAGGAATACCCACGCCAAGAAACTGAGACCGCTGAAAACAAAAAAACCTCCGAAGAGGTTGCTGTTCGCGATCCAGGCTAAAGAAGGCGGCCACCAAAAATAATGATCCATTACGATGAGATAGATCCCAATGCCGATCAGATCCAATCCCACGATCAAATGAATTAGTCGATTTTTTATCAGATCCCCCATTCTCTTCACTTCCCTTTTTTATTTTCCAGACAGATATTTTACCGAGCCGTGAGGAGCATAAAGAACCACGCCCTTGCTGGAATTCACGTAAGATTTGAACTTTATAGTGTCTCCGCTGTTCAGCGAACGAACGGCATTGAGAGCTACCATTCCATTATCGATCCCATAAGCTCGCGCGCTTCCTGAAGCCTCCCCGTTAATGAACAGTATCACCGTGCAATAGGCTCCCCAATTGTGATTGTTTGGAAAACCCGCGCAGGCAGTAAAGCTGATATTATAGTAGCCATTTTTCTGGATCAACAGGGTTTGAGTGTCTTTTGCCTTGACAGGGGAAGAAAAACTCGAAGAAAGAGAAGGGATGGAAAAGAAGCCTGAAAGAGCAATATCTGAATCAGATGTATAAGTTGGAGTATCACTTCCATTCCCAAATCCAATGCCGGTATTTTTCAAATAGAGCTCCGATAAAGCTTGCGGATCAAAGGTTCCTTGCGCCCCTGTATCCCCTTTGGGACCCGCCGGACCTTGTAGACCCGTGTCTCCCTTAGGCCCTGTTGGACCTTGGGGACCTTGGATTCCAGGATCTCCTTTGTCCCCTTTTGGACCTCGGAGTTTTTCAACATTTGCGCTAAGCTCCGCCAAATGTTTTTCTTGTGTATCCAAACGCGTCCTGATTAGTGTTTCTTTGCCGTTCAGATCGGCTTCGGTAGTTGCGAATTCAGCTTTCAATATGACAATTTGTTTATCGCATTCCTCAATAGTGCTTTTTATATGTGTACTTGCATTTTGAGATTCTGTATTGACCTTCCCTACATCTTCCGTGAGCTTTGTAGTTTGGGTCTGAATCGTCTTCAAGGTTGAAGAAGTGGCGGTTAGATTCTCCCCAACTTTTTTTGTTTCTGTATTCAGCCGGGTTTGCTCTGCTGATAATATGGTTGTATCCGATTTTGCCTTGTCCAAGATTACTTTTGTAGCAGACAAATCACCAGTGAGTGTGTTTAATTCTCCATCAGTTTTTGTAAATTTTTGGTCATATTCTTTAACCTTTTCGTCGGCATGTCCTGAAACTTTCTTATATTCTTCGTTAATTTTGACAACATTTTCAGCACTGGCCTTTTTGACCTCTTCCAGCGCAGATTCGAAGCTTTGAAAATAGATCTCCTTTGCAGGAAGTGGAGCGGTGTCAATTGTTGAACGCGCCATAGTGAATTTCATGTTTTGCACATCGATTTTTTCTCCCGATTGAAGAACTACGTATAGGTCCATCATGACTGTCCCTTCATATCCGCGCATTTTCTCCGGGATAATATAAGAAACTTCCCCATCTTCAACAGATTCGATGTTCCCTACGTCTTCGACCATGCTTTCTCCGTATCGTAAGAGCACACGCACCGTTGCATTCCTCAGATCAATATTCCCTTCTAAGGCGGAGAGAGGAAATACAAATTTTTGAACATTGTGATCATATGACCATACCTGTGCCCTTAGGTCGATTTCACGTCGCGTTTTGCCAGAAATCACCAAGGGCTTAACGATTTCTTTGTAGTATGTCATAAAGAGTCAGTTCCTTTGTCTTTTTCTGTAGCCTTCACTTGTTCTAATTGCTCACTTTGTTCTCCGTTGATCACTTCCAGCTTGGCATTCTCTAATTCCAGAATAGTGATCCGCTGTAACAGCTTCTCGATCATTTTTCCTGCGTCTATTTCAGTGTTCATATCATTTCCCCCTCGATAAGGTTTAGATTTGTAAATTCTTGCTTGACTTGGTCATTGTTGTACTCTTGTTTAACGAGCCGGTCATTTTCATATCCTCGGCGCTTTGCTTTGATCTCCCAGACAAATCGCGCAAGTGGCGTGTCTGAACGGACCAAAAATTGATCTGAGCGAAAATCGGCGATCCAAAAATGTGCGTTGTCGTAAGGCTGCAGAAAAACTTCATAGGGAATATCGGTATTAACAGTATCGGAAAACAGCGTTTCGATTGGGACCCATGCTTCGCCATTTTCATTTGTTTGGCTGCGTCCCATATCGCCAAGATAGCTCTCAGCCATTTCATATGCTGGCGTAGCGCGTACCCCGTCACGCGTGACATGAATGGCATTTTTTTCGCCGACTACATTCAAATTTTGGATGGCCATCAACGGCTTCTCAACCGATCCGCCAACGGCTAACCCCATGCTTCCCCAATTCCAAGCACTTTCGTTCGCGTCATTGCATACACGGACAGAAAACGGATTGGCTCCCGAACAGCGGATCGCTGTTCCGTTGGGTTCGGCGGTTGTCCAGTAGGGGCCGTATGACCCAAACGTATACCCATTTCTATTGCGGAAAGTAAATTTTCCTTTATCCATTTCCATCGTCCCAAAGGTATCGGAAGCGATGATTTTTGATCCGGAGATCGTGCCGTTCTTAAGCACAAAGGTCCCGCCATTCAGATCTAGATAGCTCTGACCATCCGTTGTGGCGATGCGTCCTTTATTCATACTGACATACCCCGTCCCTAAATCGATCGATAGATTCGGTCCCTCTAATTTGATCGTTCGGAGGATACCCGCGGTGATCCGGCTGGCGTCGATATCGATTGCCTTCAGCTTTGTCAAATAGGCATTGTTTGCGAACAGATCATTTACAAAAGAAGTGCTTGCTGTCAGATTTTTAATGAAGGCGGTACTGGATACCAGCTTTTCAAAGAATCCTTGAGCCGCGAATACCTTATCGATCAGCGCATTATCTACTTTGATAAATTTTGAAGTGATCGTTTCGGCGGACAGCCCACTCGTAACGATTTGGGTGATATTCGCCGTGACTGCTTTTAAGGAATTGGCATTGAGATTCGTAATGAAAGCGTCCGCCCCGTATAACTGATCGATCCACGCTTTATTGATCAGACTGTCTGGCAGTTTGGTAAGTTTTCCGTCCAAGTCATTCTTCACCTGATTGAGGTTTCTGCTCCAAGTCTCAGAGGCAGAAGTAACTTTCTGCTCAGTATTATTCACAGCACGCTCGTAAGCGGCTTCCGCATCCTGCTGCCCCTTTTTCGCTTCCTCTAATGCCTCTGTCACTTGCTGATCCAGGTCTGCGAGTGTTTTGGTGGACATGATCAACTTCCAGATGATCCCGTCCCATTGCAGCATGTCGGTGAACTCGCTGTTCGGCCGGTACCACAGATCTCCGAGACGGGTCGCTTTTGGTTCTCCGAGCCCATTCTCTCCAAATAGTCCGTAGAAAGTCGTATTTTTCCCGTTCGCCGAAGTCATTGCATAATTGGTCATGGTCTCCACTTCTTTGATTTGGGACTGCTGATCATTGATGATCGACGAAAGAGAAGAACGCTTCTCACCGATCTCAAGCTCATCGTACTTTTCCAACAAGACATTCCAAACCGTTTTGACCACTTGCGAGACCGTCTCTACACCCAGCTTTGGATATAAAACGCGGACATCATCGCATAAATTGATCCGTTCCAAAATAGCGACGTCCGCATAATCTGCTGTTTTTGAAAGATCTAAAAAAGAAACTTTGATCGATACTTTAGGAACGCCGATCTGATTGCTTTTGATATAAGCAGCAGCGAGGTCCGCCAATTTTTCGGCAGTCGGCTTCTCCTCGTTTGTAAATTCTTGTGAGAAATCGACCGGCAGGGCTTTGCGGTTCGGAAAACTCTTCCAATTCTGTGCATCCACAAAGTAGCCTGGGATCGTAATGAGCTGTTCTTCTCCGTTGCTTGGCTTGAAGATCGCGTAGGGATAGATAGAAGTATAGGTATCAGCGATATTCCTCTCCTGCTCAAAATCAGTGATATTCCGGCCGTAAGCAATCAAGGTTTGAGCAGTCGTTCCCCGTTTTTGATGCAAAAGGATCTGATAATTATCGAATTCATACTCGCCGCCCCATCGATCTAGAATCGATCCGCGCACTCCGCCCAGCGCTTGACGGGCGTTTTGAACTTTATCGATCCGCCAGGAGGTCTTGCTGATCGTCTGGACATCTGATCCAACAGACAGCGGATTTTCATCCGTGATCGCATTCTTCCATGCCATCAAAGCAGAAAGTCCGTTTCCAGCGGCTGAAGCTTCCGGCCGGAGCGAAAGCTCCTGCGTGATATAGCTGACATGTTCTGCATAGATCGCTGCGGTGCCGTCATGCTGATCAACGATTCGTTTGATTCGGAATCGCTGATCCTTCAGCTTATGTCCCGCATCGGCTTTGATGACCCCGTTCTCTTGGATCTGCGGATAGATTACTTCATCGATCAGCACGGTCCCCTCAAAAACAAAACTGCCATTACGTTCTTCCGTAACCGCAGCTTTCAGTGCATTTGTCAGCGGACCTAGGCCCAGCGTAGAAAAATCATTTGCATTTTGTTCATAAAGAATCGGATAATTCATAGAATCATCTCCCAACGCGGCAAAATCTTCAGCTCGCTGACTGTTCCGGTGATCGTAATTTCTTGCCGGCCGGAATGGATCAAAGGCAGCGGATAGCTGACCACTTTCCCCCAGGCTGGGGTTGCGCCGTCAAGCGTCGTCGCGGTCTGATATAAAGAATCGACGATCACCCCTTGATCGACTTTCAGAAGTCTGAGCTCTTCGCTGCCGATTTTAATAATGATATTTCCTTGCCCTTTGACCGAGAACCGCGGATAGGCAGCCCAATGCGTCGGATTCGTCAAGGCCTCCCCCGATTGGATCGTCTTTTCCCTTAATCCTGTTTGCAGAAATTTATAGGGCTTCATCGTGAAATTTAAGACACATTTCCCGTAGTAGGAAACGATACGGTCAAAGCTGTATTCGCCGGCGTAGATCGCGCGATAAACATAATCCGGGTCGCCGTCAAAATACAGATCATGCCAAAGACAGTCTTTTTTGACCCAGTTCGAAACGTCATTCGCAATCTCTTCAACAGTCAAACCACTGGGAAGGACCACCCGAAAAGGGAAGGACATGGAAACATTGTTCAACGAATCATCCCCCGTTCGAACTTCGCCGTTTTGGCCATCGATTTTTTGAAAGGAACCATTTCGCCCAGGACTTGGAAAAGCCAGATCTTTTTCGAGATGAAGATAAAAATCATCAGATCTGGAACCGTTAAATTCAATAAAACTCATGCCATTCCGCCCCTTTCATCGATATTTGTGAGCCAAGCCATCTCTTGCATCGTTTTCCGGATATCCTCTTTTCCGCTCCAATTCACATTCATCGTGATCTGCGGCTGGTTATTGATTGTTCGCGTACTGTTTGAATTGTTGATGATTTGCTGAGAAGCATTTCCTTGAGTCACTCCAATCCGATCTTCTGCCGATTGAAATCTATTAGCGAGACTTCCCGCCATCCCTGAAACAGTTTTTTGTACTCCTTTAAAACTATCTTGCAGTCCCTTGTTGAGTCCCCACATGATAGATCCACCATTATCGATCAGCAGTTTTCTATCATAACTGATGGGGCCCTTATGGCTCTTGATCCAGCTGCCGATTCCGCCAATAAAACTTTTTACATTCTCATAGGCGGAGCGCAAGCCGCGAAGAAATCCGTCGATAATCGCTCGACCAGCACTGAAGAGATCAATGTTACTCAAAGAACTGAAATAACCTTTAATTGATCCAATTACATTACTTACGATATTTCGTGCCCCTTCAATCGTATTCGAAATCGTATTTTTGATTCCGTTCCAAATACTGCTCACTACTGCGGAAACCGCATTGAAAACACTTGAAATCGTTGTTTGAATCCCGCTAATAGCACTAGTCACAACACTTGTGATTGCCCCCCAAATTGAAGAGAAAAATGAACTGATTCCATTCCATACTCCACTAATAATGCTTGCGACGGCAGTAAATCCAGCGGAGACAATTGAGCTAATTCCGCTGATCGTAGTTGAAAATATATTTTGAATTCCAACCCAGAGTCCCGAAAAGAATGAACTGATTCCGTTCCAAACTGAACTGATTGTGCCTGTGATCGTTGTCCAAGCATTGGTTAACCATGCGCCGATTGCTGTCACCACAGAAGTGAATGTCTGCTGAATCCCTGTCCAAACCCCCGTGAAAAAGGCGGAAATATCTGTCCAAGCGGCTTTCAACCATGTAAAGAAAGTTGAAAGAATTTGACGACCGGTTTCAGTTTGAGTGAAGAAGTAAATCAATCCCGCAGTCAGTGCGACAACAGCTCCGATAATTAGCACAAATGGGTTAGCGCCCATCACAACATTAAATGCTGCAACGACTCCCTTCCCTGCAGAGATGGCTGTGTTGAAATTTTTAATCACATTAACAACATTAGTAATAATGCTTAAGGTTTTAAACGCAGCCACGGCTATGCCGATACCAATGGCCAACGCCTTGAATACTTCCGCATGTTTCCCGATAAATTCCAGAGCTTTTACCAAAACATTGATGGCTCCAACGATGCCATTGCTCAAGTCGCTAATGATTTGCGTCATGCGCTCTTTACCGATACTATCGATGACTTTTTGGATTCCGCTTACGATATTAGCTTGAAGAGAGCCAATCGCCCCCTCGAAGGTAGTAGTAGCAGTTGCAGCCTCTTTTGCCGCACTGTCCATCCCCAGGTTAGAAATCGCTTGGTTAAATTCATCCGCGCTGATTTCCCCTTTTTCCATTGCTTCACGAAAATTTCCAGTGTAGGCACCATTTTTCCTCATCTCTTCCTGCAACATGCCGCTTGCCCCAGGAATTGCATCTGCTAATTGATTCCAATTTTCTGTTGTAAGTTTCCCCGCCCCAGCAGTTTGCGTTAAAACCATGGCAACACTTTTAAAAGTATCTTTGTTTCCACCAGCTACCGCATTTAAGTTTCCAGCAGCTTGAGTTAATCCTGTATAATCTTTAATCCCATTTGCGGCTAGCTGAGCGGTCGTATTCGCTACATCCGTTAAATCATACACCGTATCATCCGCATATTTTTTTACGGATTTAGAGGCCTTATCGATATCTCCTTGATTAAAACCAGCGAACTTCATAGTTGACTTGAATTTGTCCATCGCATCGCTGGCGCTTGCAGCTTCAGAGATCAATCCGCCGATTCCACCTGTTAAAGTTTGGACAGCAGAGGAAGCCGCTCCGGCAATTGCACCAAACGAAAGTTTATCGCGAAAAGTCCCTAACAAATTATTTGCTTTTTGCCCTTCTTGGGAAAATCCAGTAAATATATCTTTCAACTTTGACTGCTTTCCTGTATTTGAAGTTTCTTGAATCTTCTCTTTTAGTTCCCCTACCGTTGCAACAGCTTGTCTCCCATCCGCCTCAATAATAAGTTTAACTGTCCCATCCGCCATCTTCCTCGCCTCCTCCCTCATCTAATCCAGGCAGCGCAAACAATTGTTTCTGTTTCCGAATCGTTTTCTTTTGTTCTTTGTCTTTGATCTCCGCAAGATCAGTAGCACGAATCTGCCGAATATAGCAAAATCTAGTATCTTCCGGTAATCCATCGAGCATTGCTATAAATTTAAACCAGTGCAATTTCCCTCTTTCTTTCAACAAATCGATTTGATAAGTTTGCCAAAAAGCTGCAAAAATCAAGCTAGCATCAAAAGAAAAATCAAAATCAGGCTTTTGCTTTGGACGCGGCATTGGATTACCATTCAGATCCACCTTTTTAGCAGTTGAATTACGGCTGAAAAGCAACTGATCGATCAAGTTGTACAGTTCCACCCAAATTCTCTTTCTTGGAAGAGGGCCAATAATCAAAAAAGACAGATAAACTTCGAGTTTATCCGTCACATTTAGTTCTTTATCCCTCAACGCGTCATAAGCGGTCAGCACATTATCAAAAGACAAATTGAGTTGATAGCAACTTTTTCCAAATTGTAACCTTTCGACTAAATCTTCATTCAGGCGAAGCATCTGCCCACCTCGCTATCTTCCGCGTTTCTTCAAATATTTTGCTTTTTTATTTTGTGAACGCATATTGATTTTTTGGGCTTTCTTCCTTAGTGCTTGCTCGATATAATCCGCAATCCAGAAATAGAGATCCATCATGTTTAAGAAACTATTTCCACCGCCTGAATTTGCGATTTTATCATACATCCCACTACCAAAGTCGCTATCAAATTGCGTTCGTAAAAGATCAGTGATTCCTTGAATAATGATTGGAAGATTTTCATCAGTGATTTTTTTATTACCTATTTTGGACGAATATCTTCCTGCAATCTCATTCAACTTTTTCTTTGTTTCCTCATTCTTTTGCAGCGCTTTCTTGATTCCTTGATCACTCAAGTCAAATCGCAAAATAAACTCATGAACTTTATTCGGATCTTTTTTATCGCGCACACCGATTGGAATTGCTAGCTGACCGGAATCAACAATATATTTTGTTTCCATGAATGCCCTCCCAGATTCCTTTTACATTAAATGTTTTCTTTCTACACAGCGCCTTTGCCGTCAGTTGTTTCTTCTTTGACAGGAGTTTCTTTCTTCGGAGGAGTAATTTCGGGTGTTTTTACATAGTCTAGATGTCCTTCGAATGCTTCATAATCTGTTGCATCTCCGCCACCAGCTTTGATTTCCAGAGCCTTAGCAACACCTGTAACAATAGACCCATCTGTTTCTTCGATCTTGTGCCAAATTCGTCTTTCATCATCTGTTTGTGCTCTTTTCAAACTAGCAATCAGTTTTTGAGCAGGGTCGTCCGGGTTATAGTTTCCACTAAAGTTCCAAATCTCAGATCGGCCATTAAAAACTGATTCTTCCGATCCATCGCCGTCATAGTAACCAGCCGAATCGGTATTTTCATCGGAATCGTCTTCGATCGTTTCGATATAGTTTGCTAGCGGCAGCCAAGCCAATTCTTCCGGTTTTTCTCCTGCAGATTTAAATGGAGCTACAAAATGTTTTCTTTTTGCATTTTTCTGTCTTGCCATCGTTAAATCACTCCTTATTTCTAAATGTAGTGAGTGTTACTGTAAAATCAATTGCCCAATAAAAAAAGCCCTGTTCATCAGCATTTGATGAAGCGGGCTTGCTCGTGATCACTATCGTTCCAAACTCAAAACTTTCGTCATTACTTTCTAGTTCTTCTAAATTTTCAAGAAAATTAGACACTCTCCAAAGTTGCTGACTAGCAATCTCTTGCCGTTTTGATTTGATTGCGTACTCGTAATTTAGTTGCTGTTCCTTGATTCCATCCATAAAAACTTTGGTAACCTGCCCCCCTGGAATGGGATAGAATGCAGCAGATTCATCTTTAGTATTGATCCCCAATTTTGTCATAATCGGCAGATTTAATTGAGAAATTTTTTCCTTGAGACGTTCATTAAAATCCATTATTTTATTCCAGCTCCTCTTAAAAAAGCTTTCTCCCAAACCTTTATATTGCTTCTTTCTGCTTTTTTATCCCATCTCGGACCCGTTCCAGGCTCCTTTCCTTTTACCCACTTTGCTTTTCCGTTGGATCCAAAAAATTGAGCAGCAGCATATGGAGTATTGTAGTAGATTGCGCTACCGTCCATGGCAACGGAGGCTGATTTTCTGAGAGCATGGCTTTGGTAAGGAACATATTTGTTCATATCTGCCAGCATCTGATCGGCCAGTGCCTGCCTTCCCCTCAGCATACCTTGCGGACCGAGTTTATCGGTGATTCCTCGCAAATTCGCCTTGACCTCGATCTCGACCATCAAATCACCGCCAGTTCCCATGAATAAACTTGATCGGCATAAGGCTCTTTAAACATTGCCGCACTGGTGATCGTGTGAGCTACACCATCAAAAACTAGCACATCTTGTTCTTTAAAATCTGGCAGCGGGTCAGTTAGACCTCGATAGCCAAATACCAGAGCGTTGTATTGAATCTGTTTTCCATCCATATTAATAATATATTGTGGACTGCGGTCAATACGAATAAAGCTGATTGCTTGTTCCGGTCCATACTGAGGCTTGTTGTAGTCTCCCTCACCCAGATATGGCTTGTGAACCATCTTATCGATTAACATTTCTTTTGGCGGTTTTGGCGCTAACATGAGCGGCACCCCCGATACAAGAGCCCTGTCCCTTCCAGATAGATATAGATGTCATCTGCAATGATCGATTTTTGTACGCTCGATCCTGCAGAATTGGATCGGAATCCATTTGATACGCTGGTTGAGCCGATATTAACCGACTGCGGAGCTTTGTTAATTCCTTCAACTGTGTCTGATCCGACTTCAACGAAATAAGCTATTTGGCTGCATAAAGCCAGTTTAAATTGATTCACCCGGAACTTGATCGGATCCGTGACGAGGTCGTTTGTCTGATAGAAATAATTTGTAATTGAATCCAAAACTGCCGAAGCTTTTGGAAGGAATCGTTTAAAATCCTCCTCAATGAAATCCTTTTTACCGGTAAGCTCTTTGAATTCGTTAAAAGTGATATAGGGCATTTTTAGGCCTCCTTAAGGAAAAAGAGGAGCCTAAGCCCCTCCTTTAGCGGTTACCGTTATTTCGCATGTCGCATTTTTGCCGTTTACTGTTTTGGCGGTGATCATTGTTTTTCCAGCTTTGACCGCCGTCACTTTGCCTTGCACCGGCGTCACAGTAGCGATTGTTTCATCACCAGAGGCATAACTGACTGATTTGTCCGTGGCCTCTGCCGGTGCTACTGTGGCGGTTAGCATTTCAGTTGCCCCTTCCTCAAGAGTTAACGTTTGCTTGTTCAACGTGACTCCTGAAGGGGCTACGCTTTTGGGGCTGCGTGAACGTAGATCGCCTTTTTGGCATTTTCAAACACGATTGCGTCATAGTAATCCAAGCCTTTGATCGTATCGCGGTAGCCGTTACGGTCTTGAGAAGCCGGAACGGTGTCGACTGTGCCGAATTTAACGATCGGGGCGATCGCCGTTAACGGCGTGATGATAAAGTTGATTGTGTCCTCAATGCTCACGCTGCTGAAACGTCCTTTTGCCACTTTGATGATCGGCACGCCACCATCGATTTGCGCAACAGTCCGGTTGATCCCATTGATTTGCATTTCATTGGTCGAGAATGTTTTGCTGACGCCTTTCGCGTTCTTCAGCAAGCGATAGGTCGCAGCCGATACAAACATCACATACCCACCTGGAACTTCGTTATCGGTCATGTATTCTTCAGCAGCGTCATAAGCCGCTAGAATATTTTCTTCAGTCAATGCTCCGCTGACTTTATTGCCGGCATTGTCGTAAAGCGCTTGAACAGCAACTTTGTCACGATGCGGCACCGTGATCAGACGTTTGTGTTCGGTCACGACATTGTTGATCGTCAATGCTGCACTTTCCGATTGATCCAATTGATCAACGTCGTAAGCAAACCAATCTTCATGCATTAATTTGATGGTTTCTTTCTCAATGCTGACAGCGCTGCGTGCGTTGTCTTGATTGCGTTTGTATGGAGTGGCTTCGACAAAACCGGACATTTTATTGATCCGTACTTCGTTTGCTCCAACAAAATCAGATGCCGTAATGCTCTTCGCTCCTTGGGTCAATACATCCCATACTTGGGAATCCGCACGGAATTCTTGGTCGATGGTTGCAAGATCTTTGCTATCTAGTACTAATGCCATAATTATTCACCTAATCTTTCTTGAATTTTTTGTACAATGCTCTTTTCAGTTGCTCCATTTTGTGGATTACCCCCAGCCATAATGGTTGGTGTTCGTGGGGCAGTCCCTGTATCGGATTGTTGAAACAAGAAACTTTTGTTTTCTTGCAGGGCATTTAGTTGCTCCTCAAAGCCTTGTAGTCCCTTATCCGTAACTTTAATCGTGTCTTTGTCCAATTGGGCTAAAACAATCTCCTCGTCCAGCGGATTTGCATCTTTCAAAGCCAACTTGATTGCAAAGTCTTTTTGCTGTTCAGCGAGTTTTACTTGAGAAGCAGCTGTGGTTTCATCAAATTTGTTCTGAAGTTCTGTTAATTTTCCGGTCAGATCTTCATTTCCTTTTGCTTGTTCCTTTAGTGAATCCAGTTCTGTTTGATTAGCAGTCAATTGATCTTTGTACTGAGTCGTTTCCTGTTGTGCATTTGCCAACTGGTTGTTTAATTCATTCACGGTTGCGCCATGCAGTGCCATAATCGATCCAATTTGTTCGTCTGATAAACCCAGCTCTTTAAGTTGTTCTCTTTTCATTTTGTTCATCCTTTCGAGTTTTGACGTGGCTACGACCACGATGGATTTGGTAGTTTAACGACCATCCCCGTCGAGTTTTGTGCAAAATAAAAAGCCCTAGCAGTAGCCTAAAGCAGATTTTTGGATATAAAAATAGCACTCAATCATTGAATAAGATCAAGTGCTACTCTTTGTAAACATCTAAATTATCATAAATTTTGTATAGCCGTTTTCCAACTTTATTCACATGCTCTTGGTTATCAAGGCCATCATGAACAATAGTAAAGTTCAAACCTGATTCAAAATCATCATAGTCCTCTTCCTCATGAAACTCGTAGGTTACCTCTTTCTCAGTAATTAAAACCGGTGCGGCAACAACTTCGATTTTAAAGGCGGGTGCATAGTTTTGTATAAAGTCGTAATCATCTCTTTTTAAAACAACTTTTATCAATGAACTCACCTTCTCTTTTTATTTTTTCTAGGACTGACTTGAATCAATTTCCCAGTTATATTATTTATGGTTACTAGACAGTTGGCTCCTTGATATTCTGTAACAGTACTATCTGAACTGCTGATTTTCGGTTTTCCTGATCGTAGTGTGTCCAAAATGTCGCTTACTTCTACACCTGTCCTAGGTTTTCCGGTTTTCGGATCTTCGGTGGTTCCTAAAACTCGCTCAATGAAATGCTTGCGTTGACCATTGATCCTTATGCCATCCACAGTTTGCAGACCAACTATTTGATCATCAATCCTCTTTTTATACTTTTGGTAATCTTCGAAACTGCTGAATGCAGAAATTTTATTGTTTTTCCTAGAGCGCACATAATCATCGAAGAGCTTGGAACTTCTCCCTCCATTATACTTCATTTGCTCATACTTTTCGAATGACGGCATGTTCTTTTTACTCATATTCTTCGCCAAAGAAGAATACTCATCTCTTGTTTTAGGCCGATTTTTCTTCAAGTCATGATGGAAATCTTTCATGACAGTATCCAGCGGCGTGTAGCCCTTCTCATGCTTATAGTTCCGGCTCAAATATTCATTGCTGTCGACAAGCTTTCTCAATGCCTGCTGGTGCAGACGAATCTTTTTTTGATAATCCTTAGCATCTTCAGTATTTCCTAGTTCTTCAGCGATCATCTTGTTCTTTTTCAGTTTAACAACACCACGTTCCAATCGGCGTTGTTTCTCTTGCAATCTGCGAACTGTCTCATTCATTTCAGGATCGAGCGGCTTCGAAGTATTTGTATTGACCCCGTCGATAAATACAAAATGATTATGGTTGCAATTGACCCCGCGATGTCCGCCCGGAGTCCCGTAATGTGCTTCCCAATACGGATCATAGATACTTCTGTACTTCCATCCTGGCGGCAGCTTATTCATCGGCCGAAGATCCACTACATGCCCTTGGATCTTGCTGCAGGCTCGTCGTGCGCCCATATGCTGACTGACGCGAACGAGGTGGGTTCCGTATTCTTCCATGCGTTCCGTTCGGACTTGATCATACGTGTTTCCAAGCGTCGATTTTAAAATCGTTCGCACATATCGTTCCATTGACCATGTATGCCCGCCTTTATCGACAAAGGTAGACTTGATCCCCTTTTGCGCCAGCTCCTGAATTGCTCTTTCAAGTGCCTGATCTTGCGTCAACATCCCAGAGTTAAAAAGCATTTGAGTCCGATTGAGCACTTCTGTATAGGCTCGTGTAGCTGCTCCGTTACCATAATTCGAGGTTACTAACGTTTGATTTACAAGGTTATCAATCCCCGACCAGGCTTGATTTGCATATCCTCGAACGACATTATCAAGGTTAGAAGGTCTCGATTCAGGGATCTTCCCGATCGCTTCATCGACATCTGTCACAGTTTGCTGGCCGACTTCTTCAAAAATTTGAATGACTTCCTCTTCAGCAACTCCAGTCACCTGGGAAACAAGCTTCGCAACCTCTGAATTGAATAGATGCAAATCTTTTAATGCTTGCGCCTGCCATTCTAGGATGTCCGTCTTGCCGTTTGACAGTCGTTTGATCAGCTGCCTAATGATTTCTCCCTCCAGGGAGTTATATAGATCTCCGAGGTTGCTGGACCATAGATCCAACTGGTTCGGTGTTACTTTCACCATCTATATCACTCCTCGTCTCCTAACTCCTCATCAGCAGAAGCTTGCTCTTGTTCCAATGGATCAAGACCTAACGTTTCTGCCTGAATCTTATTGAACCAGTCGGCAGCCTCCTCATCAGTCAATTTGAAGATCGATTTGATCGCTTCAACTTTCGGCACCAGTTGCGCAACGGCAGCCTTTTGATAAAATTCTAGCTTGGCATCTTGGCTTTCAAAAATACCGTCGTCAAAATCTACACTAATTTGTTCAAACGAAGGGATTCCTCCGGTATAAATCTGTTTTCCATCAGCACCATACGTGCGTTTGGCAAGCTCTAACGTTGAAACAACGACCGATTTCACAAATTTTTCGACCTCGCGGCACTGCATGTTTCGGGTCCGATAGGTCAGAGAATTCTCGCTAACGACCTCTGTCGCGGTTTTCACGCTCTTTCCGTCAAAACTAAAGGTCCCAACTGAAAGTTGCAATTGCATTTCTAGTGTCTTTAGGAATTGATTGATTGCGGAAGTGTATTGTTCCACCCGAATATCACTGGTCATATCCTTGATAAAGTCTTGATCGATATCCGTGCGCAGCCGTTTGAACACATTGATATCCGGATCAAACCGCGGAGAGCTTCCTTTTCCTTGCTCATCGGGTGAGTAATTCAAGACGTGATCGCTAACCAATACTGTTCGTTGACCCATCCGGATCTCCCAGTTGAATTGATCAAAAGCATCATTGATCTGTTTTAGAGTATTCTCGCAATTATCACATAGCCCCAAGCCTAACGGGCTATAAGGGCTAATATTATTAAATCCTGCCGGTTTCAAATAGCTGAAGATAGGCTGAATCAAACCAGTGATGATCGCAGTTTCGGCAAGATCTTCATAGATCTCAGACAAAGCGGTCCTTTTTCCGATAATCTTCGCATCCCCAGAAACATAGAGCTCATTTGTGATCGCATATTGACCATCTTGCCACTCGTGAAACTCAAAAAGCGTGTAATAGTAAACTTTATCACCCATGACTTTTTGAGTTTTGAAAATCATTACCCCTTCAGAAATACTGTTTGAATTCGAGCGTAAAGGAATGAAAGAGTTGGCTAAGCCCCAGGAAAATTCGATTTCTTGCGTTCCGCCGTCGAAATAAGGCCGCGCGACTAAACCGCCGGTGGCAAACATTGGTTCAAGATAACGAGCCAAGTTTTTCTTAAAGTCGTTGTGTTCAAAAACATGTTGAATGAATTCGTTCGCTCCCTGAAGAGATTCATCTACATTGATTTCTGTCTGTTCGTTAAATACAAGCGAGGTCATCATCTCAGCAGTAAGCTTCCGCAAGTTCATTGTCATGTACTTGCGTTTTTTGATTTGATTGTTCGAATTAATGTACTCGATATCTGGATAATTTCCTTCATACTGCCGGAAATTAGATTCGATCCGCTGCAACTCTAGACTCGAAATATTGATCTTCGGATGATCGGTAATGCTGTTTAGCGTTTGACCTGTCAAGGCATAGCCCCCTTTCGTAAATAGATTTTTAATGGCTCGGAAAATCCCCAATTCGCCACCTCCTTTACACTTTTAAGCGCAGATCTTTGGCATTGTCGACACAAAAATATTTGAAATCATCTACTGAGTGATCGTTCTCTTTGATCACTCGCGGATCGTCACTGTTCAGCGTCCGCTCATCAAACTGATATTGTCGGTGTTCCTCCAGGAAAATCTCGTTACTGTCGCAATACCGCAATCCTGTCGGTATCGGCTTTTTTAGCACATAAAAACGACCCTGTGCCAGCAGATCCTGCACAAAGTCGATCATATCGATATTTTTCTTTTTAGCCACTGGGTTCCATCGCTGCTGATAGTCCTTGAAGTATTGATTTCGGAGTGCAGCTTCTGCGCTGTCGATCGTGCGCTTGCGGATCCTTGCGCCTTTCCACAGCTCACAATTGGCTGTTTTAGTGATGAACTCATGGATGTCTTGCGATAACTCGCTAGGAGCTTTTTTCACGACTCTTCCTGCTGGCGAATAGTAGTATCCATTGAGCCGAATCACATTGCCTTTTGCAGTCAGCCCATAGCAGCCGCACGAGGTCGCCGAAACACTGTGCCCGGTATCCATCGAGTAGTAAAGATAAATGATTTTGTCATCATCTGGAAGTTCATCGATCTCATGGAATAAATTCATATTGTATACATTGGTGCCTAATCCGACCGGTTCGCCCAAATACAAATAGCGGTAATAATCATAATCGTTCGCCTGAATGCGATCGATCATCGCTTGCATCTGATCAGTTACGAAACCCAGCATATCATTCAAATAGCTCGATTCGTGCACTAAATAATCTGGATCACTTTTCTTTTCATCCGCCCACTTATTGATCCAGCTGTATGGATTCCGCGGTGGATTGTACGACCAGTAAAAACGCACAAAGGCTGTGTCTGCGTGCTTTTGCCGCATGAATGTATTATTGGTCTGATCGAACTCTTCAGCGTCTTTAAACTCTGCAGCTTCCTCATACCAGACAGCTATCAGATCATTGATATCATTAGACTTGAGCTTTTGAAAGTCGTCTTGACCATAGAAGTAGATCGTGCTGCCCGTATGCTGGTGGATGATCTTGAATGGGCTGACTGTCCAAGAAAATTGATCAAGCAAATGATATTTCCCAAGTGCCCATTGCAGTTTGTTAAACACTGAATCGCGGATCGTATTTCCGACTTTCCGCAAAACAACGATATTGGCTTTTTCCCCTCTGATCAAATATGGAAGAAGCAGTGAAACGAGTAGGAGTGCGATTACCGAAGATTTGAATGAGTTCCGACCGCCTTTCAAAATATTGTAAGGCTTATTCGCCTGCCAAACTGTTTTAAAATGCGGATTGATCTCTTTCGTAACATCCATCGTTTTATTTGCCATTGCGATCACTCCACGGGTCAATGATTACGATAGGCTCGTTATCACTACTCGATTCTTCTGGTGTTGTTGCTTTCAACTTAGCAACTTGAGCATCTATCAAAGCTAATCGTTTGTGACGTTCGTCTCTTTCGTCAGCGATGGCAATGAATTGCTTGATAAGATTCGATAATGTAGCCATAGCCCGCGATTGAGCGTTCATGAAGTTTGCTTGTTTATCCCATGCATATTGAATCTGACGGGTAAGCTTGGTTTGGACCGGACCTTCTGTTTTCAAATCTACAAACATTGGATTGACCTCGGAACTGGTAATGTCTTCTGTTTGGTCAAACTCATCTCGAACATACATAATCTTTTGCGACCTAATGATTGCCGTATACTGGATCATGATATTGTTCCAAATGATGTCTTCTGGCTTACTGCTATATAGCTCTTGGATGATCGCCCTGGTGTCGTCGGGCAGCCAATTGGCAAATAACCCATGACTGACTGAGTTTTTATTGTTCGGCGGTGCGCCGCCATTGTTGCTTTTGGCGTTCTGGTTCCCGCGCATTGATTCGTAACGCTCCGTTTCATTCGGAGCGCTCCTTTTCATATCTTTATCCCACTGATCTTCTGATTTCCATTTACGAACAGTTGACGGGGAGACACCTAATTCTTTCGCTATATCTTTGAGCGGCTTCCTTTTGTTTGATTCGATCCAAATACGATAGGCTTGATCTCGCATTGGATTTCGCTTTCTAGCCATCCATCTTCCACCACCTCGCAATCTGTGTTGTTTTGTAGATCTAATAAAAAAAGCTCCCGCTTATGGGGTGCCTCATTTGCTATTGATTCATCATATCTTTGGCGATTGCTATTGCCACTTCCTGATGTGTCGCTGACGAAGTAACTCGTTTCCATCCCGAATCCAAGCCAAGCGCATCGCACCAAACTCTCACAATATGTGGACTAAATAATCCGTCCTCTTTCACTGTAAATCGCTTGGGTAAATAGTAACTTTTATATTCAAAAACTCTTTCATAACTGGTTTCTTCTGAAAGTTCAATCAAAAAAGCTCCCTCGCCGGAAGATTGCAATCCAGTATAAACATAGTCTCTTTCCATTTTTTCCCTCCTTTCTCATATGATAACACTCATCATAACAAACCCCTGCCATTTCTGACAGGGGAAAAGGAGGATTGCTAAGATTACTTCACGCTATCATTCTATCTTTTAAAATCGGTGCATTCAAGGCAGCGTTTGTGCATTAGTGGGTAAATACGATCTGCTCCAGATCATCCAGGCTGTCGATCCCGAAGAGAAAGATTGAAAGCTCTTTGCTTGCACGGCTTTCATCCCGTCTGATTGTTGATTCGTCCACATTGTAGAATTCTGCCAAGTCGACTTTATTTAGCTTATTCTGCGAAAGATACAGCTTATTAAGCACTTCGCTTCGGCGTTGCATAGCTATTCCATTGTTCTTGCAGTAGGCGTAATAAGAGCCCCAGGTAGCATCGAAATAATCCAGCATCTTTTTCGTCTTTGCTTTATATTTCATCAGCGCTTTAAGATTTAATTCCTCAGGATCAAAAATCACATTTTCATAATTGTCCAAGTCATCAATGATCTCTTCACAATGTTTTTGGAGCCAGCGATAATTTTTAAGCAGTAGACGGGTATTTCGCAATCGCCAATCTCGCTTTGCCTTATCAGGGGTAATCTTCTTGTGTTCTTTCAACACGGCTTTTGCAATTATTTCCAATTGTTGTTTGGTTAAATTATCATTCACCACAGTATATTACCCCCGATAATTTAGATTTTTTATTTAATACCCGTCTATCATTCATCCATAATATGCACATCACCTAAGCCACCCCTTATGCTATAATTGGTTTGACGGAACCATTATGCGCGCGGCTTAGGCTGTGCGTTTTTTATTTTTCTAATCCTCCACCGAGCAGTTTGATCACCTCTTTGATTCGATCTTTTTGGTCTTCAGTCAGATTGACAGACTTGAAAATAAGCTCGTTCAAAAGCTCGATAGCAATGTCGTTATTGATCATGGATATTCCTCCTATTTTTCTTTTCTAATAACTATGTTCCTATTTTTCATGGTTTAAACTCGTCTAAACTTATGTTTAACGCGTTTGCAATCTTGCACATTAATTCAAAACTTGGCTTTTTAATCTTCCCTAATTTTAAAGCAGAGATTACAGTATTATTAATTCCAGCTTGTCTTGCTAACTCGGATTGATTAATCCCCGCTTCATCCATTATCTTTTTTAGCCTAAACCACAATATGTTGTGTCTGTTCGCTTTTTGTTCCCGCAATATATTGCGCACATCCTTTCGCTTCTGTATAATCATATTTGAATAAAACGCATACTAACGCTTTATTCAAATAAACTGAAAGGAGATCATTCCATGGCAAAAAAATGTAACCCCTCATCAAAAGTCAGTAAAGCAGGCAGAACCCTTTCCACTAGTAAATCCGCTCCTCAGAAAAGCAGTGCAGCTAAAACGCTAGCTAATCATAAGAACGCAAAACATTAAGCAAGTTCGGATTGTCCACTACTAACTGATGGGTAATTGCAGACAACTTGCAGAGTTGTTCATCATGATCGAGACCTAATTCATAGATATCGTTGATCGCTTCAAGGATTTCATGAATTAGTGTCTCTTTTTGTTGTTGATCAGTAAGGTCTTTTGCTAATTTAATTTTCTGTTCGAATGGAGAGTATTCCCCAATTCGAGATTCATTAGCAATTAGTCTGCCGCTAAACGAAACACCGATAATGTATCCGCCTATTTTGATTCTTAGTTCATCGCTCATGGTTATTAATCACCACTTTCAGTCAACTAAATTCGTTACTCTTCCTAGTTTCTAAAATGGCAGATCATCATCTGAAATATCGATGGCTGCTGAATCCGCACCACTATAGGAATCCTTCTCCTTAGCAAAACTAGGCGTTTCATTTTTGCTTGGGGTTTGCGGGAAGGCGGAATTCTGTTTATCGAAGCTGCCGCCTTCAGTCTGCTGTCTCTTTTCACTTGCTGCTTTCGATTCGAGCATTTGAAAATTGTCAGCAACGACCTCTGTGACATAGACCCTTTGGCCTTGTTGATTCTCATAATTGCGTGTTTGAATACGCCCTACCACACCAATGAGCGAACCTTTTCGGACCATTTTGGCTATTGATTCCGCTGACTTGCGCCAGATCACGCAATTGATGAAGTCCGCTTCGCGCTCGCCGTCTTTGCTTTTGAAATTCCGATTGACGGCCAAAGTAAAGCTCGCAACCGCCGTTCCATTCGCGGTATACCGAAGATCAGGATCCTTCGTTAAGCGTCCTACCAGTACTGTATTATTAATCAATTTTCCATCGCCCGCTTTCGATTTTCTTGTCTAGCGCTTCTTTGTCATGCCCAAATGCGAATTCCAGAAAGCCTCTGTGCGTCGGCTTTGCCAAGATGATGGATTTCCCATATCGCTTAGCGAACAGCTTCGCCTTCAGCCGGAAATCTTTCGTCTGCATTCCTTTCACGTCGACGACTCGAAGCAACTGATCCCCGCGCCAAAAACTAAAATCCGCTTTGTATTTGATTGCTTGATGGGCTTTGCCGAATTCGTCTCTGAATCCCTGGACCAATTCAAAAGTTTCCTGCAGCCGCAATTCACAGCTATGTTCCTTGGCTTCTTTTCTGGCCAAGTCGAAATACGCTGCTTCCGCTTTGGAATCGAATGGGATCCCGCGATAGACGGTTTTCTTATTCCCATACTTGGCCTTCCGCCTATAATTTCGAAGAATCGCCATCTTATCCGCTCGCTCCCTTCAGCTTTTTCATCGCCTCGTTAAACGTCTCCATGCTCTCATCATCGACCGGCTGATATTCTTTCTTTTGCATCCACTCCGGCACCGTTTCGGCTTGTTTCACCGTTTTTTGATGTGAATATCCAACCGGATGCTCTTTCTCAAGCTTGATCTTGCCAGTGATCTGATCAAAATTACGACGCAGCCCTTCCGCAGATTGCACAGTATTTCGCCAGAACGGATCAACTGCGTCTTGGTAGATCCACTTGATCGTATCTTGTACTTGCTTGCCAGGGCGTTCATCTCGTTCAATCAGCAAGCGGAGCGTATCCGCCCACTTCTGCAAGCTCGGTTTCTTGATCTCGATCCCGTGATCCAAAATATTTTTGTACAAAAATTTTGCTAATTTCATGTTCGGATCGCTGTCGGGGTACTCGCGTTTTTTGCGAGGAGCCGGCTTAGTACTCTCTTTTATTTCATTTTCTTTTATTTTATTTACTTTACTTTTATTGCCATCGTTTTTGTTTGGGGTAGCTATGGGGTGGCTATCATCTTCTTTATTCCACCTTTTAGCAGCGCCTTTTTTTCCGGCTTCAGAAAGCTTTTTTAGTTTCTCGTCTTTGATCTCCATGCGTTCGCAAAGATTTTCGGAGTAGAAGCACTTACCATCATCGGTAAAGGCAAATAACCCGAAATCCTCTACAACAGACTTTACAAGTGAAGCATCTACACGAAGATCATAGGCTAGCATATTGTAATCTCTGATACTCGTATAGTCCTTCTCGTCTCGCAGGCGTTCTAAGATCATATGATAGACTCCGTAACCTTCAGCGCCGTATTTCATACGCAGCGGCAATATCTCTGCCTTGTTTCTCAAATTGCTATCATGGGGATAATAGCTTTGCAATCCAAGCACCCCCTCCTTATAATTCGTTCATAGATACAAAACTGTCGATTCGTTGATGACCGCGGCAATATTCGCAAGTTCCGCATGGCTCTGGCTCGATCTGACCCATCTTAATTTTAAAAATACGATCGATCTCACTTTCCAATCGATCTAACTCCATTTCGATCTTGTATTCGTCTAACGTGATGATCTGTGCTTCAGATGGCGTCTGTTTGCTTACCGCGACAATCAGCGGAACAAACGGCTTACCATATCGCTTTGCGAGGAGTTGCTGATAAACGCCCATCTGCAGGCAATAGCCGTAACGCTCGATAAAGGTTGATTGTGGTCCCCAGTAGTCATCCCATTTCTTTTCGTGGATGTCCTTTGTCGTTTTCAGATCGACAAAATAGCCGTTCTCGACATTCAAACAGTCGATCTTTCCTTTCCATTCGACACCGTACAATTCGCCGGTGACGATCACTTCTTTTTCGCCTTGGTACAAATTCATGAAAGCCGGCTCTTGCTCGAGCCGGGCGATCATCTGTTCAGCGATTTGGAATTCTTTCAGCAGGCCATGCGGTTTGCGCGAAGAGTACATATATTCCTTATTTTCTTCGATAAATTTTTCGTGAACTTCCGGTGTTTCAAAATATGAATGAACGAAATTCCCAACAAGGAGCGGCTTATTATCGCGATCAGGTTCCCAATCACCTTTGAGTTTTGCAAGCGCCGCTGCTGGGCACTTTAAAAAATCTTTGAATTGGCTGACTGACATATATTGCCAGTCAGCTTCGTTCGAGTAATAGTTATCGTCAGAAAGGAAAATCGATTTCGTCGTATCCATCGTTCGGCACGTCCTTTCCTGTGCTGACCGTTTCCGCTACTTGATTCGGGTCGGGATATCGAAGTGATAGGCTCTCTTGTTCGATTTCGGTATCGATCGGGTCTTTTTCTTTTACTGGCGCCTTTTTCACAGCATTCTTTTTCGGAGCCTCTTTTTTGACAGCCTTCTTTACAACTAGTTTTTCGGTCTCTTTCTTCGGTTCCGGTTCTTTCATAGCTTCTGCTGTTTTTCGTTGTGGTTTCGCGGCAGGTTCGACTTTCGTAATAGCGGAAGCAACGAATTTCTCTTCAAGCGCTTTAATCTTCTCGGGTTCAGGAGCTGATTCCGTCACGTCTTTCCGGTATTCGTATTCGTCTTGCGACGTCTGGCTGATCGAATCTGCAAGCAGATCGTCACTGCTCGTATTAATGACCTGCTTCGCTGCACGATTGATCACGGTCCGTTTTGCCATTTCTTGCGGAAATTCCCGCTGAACGTTCCCGCTGTTTTTTCGCTTGCTCCAAGAAGAATCAATCTCTTTTTTTGTCATGATCGTATAGACATATTCGCCATCTTCTTTTTCGACAACAGCGTAAGCTCCGATGATCGGCTTATCTAAGTTTTCAAACTTCGGCTCAAATTTTGTAACGATCGTCCGGCCGCGTTCGCTGCCGATCTCAAAAGGATCGCCCTCATGAATTACCTCTGCCCAGATGTCTTTGACTTCCGGCAGGCGTTTTGCAACGGTTTGTGTTCCAAAGTAAGACCGCATAAGCGTTAGCTCGTTTCCGTATACTAAGAAATAGCATTGTGTTTTCGCCGCATTAAGCCCTTGTGTCACCATGTTAAATAATGCGTTGGCGATTGATTTTCTTGTAGCGACTTCGAGCGCTGGTCTGCCGTTTTTGTCTTTTGCTTTTTCTAGGGCAAACCAAGCGGATTTTAAAGCGTTTGAATAGTTATAACCCGCGGGGATCGTAAATCCTTGTTCATCTTGTAATTTCGTCACTCGTCTTTCTACGTCATCAGTGATATCTCTTTGGTCTATCTCTTCTTTGGTATTTGTCATTGTTGTTTCCTCCTATGCTTCCGTAGCGGGTCCAAACTCGGACTCGATATAATTTTCTAGGTCTTCCTTCAAAACGACGTCAGAGCCGATCGTATAGATCAAATCGCCTTCAAATACATCGTTTCCCCGCCAGTCCACCATGATCGGTTGTTCTTCCTCAGGAAGTCTCATCTTCCAGTTATCAAACTTCTCTCCTGGAAAAGTTGCGAATTTCATTTTGATTCCTCCGTTTCGCATGATATAATTGACTTGAAAATAAATTTCTTCACCGACTGACTTTGCCCAACAAGGTCAGTCTTTTTTTGCGTCATATTTTTCTTCTCTCCGTTCTACTTCTCGTTCATCCCAGGCAAAGAGGCAAGCAATGGACACGATGGCTAAAACGATAAGGCACCAAGTACGTCCCAAACTGGAAAGCATACATCCCACAAAAAATACGGCGAATAGCTGTAGATATTTGGATTCATTCATGCTTTTACCTCTCTCATAGACATCACTTTGTTATCGAGCTTTTTTGAACAATCTTCACTTCCGAATTCTTGTAAATCAATTTGCTCCTCAGTGATCATATCCATGCAGCGTTCAATTTCTTTTATAGTGATTGTATATGCAGGAAGTTTCATTGCTCGGAGATAGCCTGCTTTGATCAAATTGCGAACCACTTTTTCGCTAGTCGACATCAATTTAGCGGCGTCCAATACTTTGAGAGCTTTTGGTTCCATTTGAATGACAATTTTAGACTGTTCAACCATATTGATCACCCTTTCATATATTTTTTCTTGATCCAATGAGGCATGCGCTTGGCAAATGCTTCGGTGATCGTCATCCCTAAAATCTTCAAGATCGAGAAGACAATTGAGAGTTCAACGACAATCTCATCCAAAAACTGCATCACATATTCTTCCAAGTCGCCACGGTCGTCTTCTGTTAACGGCTCCAGTTTTGACTTAATAATTAGCTTTTTAGCTTGTTTCCGGCGCTCTTCTCTCTCTTCCGTTTCTTGTTCTTGTAAAAAATCTAATTCTGTCGGAGTTAGCATTTCAGAAACCTTGCCGTCTAAGGCCTTAATCGTCCCGAAATATCGATAGGACATCTGGCTTCCAAAAAGGTCATCACCTTTCGCTTTATTGATTTCCGCAGCTTTTTGTACTGGCACTTCTTGCGCTCCGTTTGCGTATCCGTTTAGCGTAGAAAGCGGCATGCTGCTATCGCTGGCTACTTCTTTCTGCGAATAATTTCGTCGTATCATGAGACTATCTAATTCACTCTTGATCCCACATTTAATCATTTGTTTCCCCTCCTTAATTTTTTATAAAAAATTTTGATTGTTTTACTGATAAAAACGAATTTTGAAAATCAAAATCACTCGTTATAAAGCGTATTTCGTTAATTTTCAAAGCGATATATCAAAAGTCTAGATTCATAAATAGTATTCATTTAAAACGATGCGTATTGCCGTAAAATAGAATTAGGAACTAATTGAATATTGCATCCTGCGCATGCTGACACATCCATATTTTGACTAAATTGATTTGCAAAGCTAGTTCTTCGTCTGACCAGCTATCCCAAAAAGATTTTGGAATATCGCATCTTGCTTCGCTCAGGATTTCGATCATGGTTTTTCTGCTCATTTCGTCGCCTCCTTTTTATGTGTCGAAACGTTACTTTTAATTTTAAAAAAAATAGTCCAATCAAACGCAAGTGCTTTTGCAATAGCTTGTGCCACTTCCGGGGATGGGCGGCGAGTACCGCTTTCGATAGCGGTGTAGTACGCACGCGATATTCCAACTTGTTCTGCCACTTGTGCATGCGTCATGTTCTTCTTTTCTCTAAGTTTTGTCAGCCATTTTCTTTCACTAGTCGAATACTTCATATTTGTCCTCCTTTAGCGTGTCGATATGTTACATACTTATTATACGTATCGATATGACACTTGTCAAGTGTATATGTAGCTAAAAGATACATTATTTTTTTATTTTTTTGTGTATCTATATGATACTATATCAATAGAAAGAAGGTGCCAGTTTGTTTCCCGAAAGAATAAAAGAATTAAGATTAAAAAAACGATATACACAGAAACAAATTGCTGATAAGATCGGGATCACTCGTCCAGCATATACCGCTTACGAAAGCGGGAAACGGCAGCCCGATTTCGAAACATTGACAAAGTTATCAAAAATATTTGGAGTTACGACTGACTATCTTCTTGGACGCTCAAACATTCCTACGCCAGATAAAAGCATTAAGAACAATATGAATGATGCTGATCTAGACAAAATGCTCGACGAAGCCATGAGCTTCGATGGCAAGCCTATGAACGACCATGATCGCGAACTAATTCGCGCCTATCTAAAAGGGCAGTTTGCAAATCGCGATAAGTGAGGTGCCCTATGAACGAAGTAAAAAAATTGCTGAAACAATTTGGCATTAAATTAGTACTTCTTGATTTAAAGGATGCCGGCTACTATCTCCCTAAGTCTAAAACAATGTTTGTTGCCGAACGGCTAAGTGAATTAGATCAGATAAAAGTGATCCTTCACGAAGCGGGACATGGGATTCTCCATGACGATCTCCAAAGCTTATATTTGCTTGAAGGATTTCATATAAAAATGGAACATCAGGCTGAACGCTTTATGCTTTCAGAGCTGTTAAAAATCTATGTATCAATGACAAACATGGATATTCAAGACTTCGACTTTATGAAATTTATCGAACAGAATGACTTGGATCCTAATTATCAAGACATCATCAAAGAATTGGCTCAACAGTATACCATCGTAAGGAAACCCTCATAGAAATTTCTATTTATAACATTCTTTCATTCTCTTGGTGCTAACAATCTACAACAATAAAACTGGGTGGCTTTTTGTTGCTGACCCGAGAAATGAGGATAATCATGGGATTCTTTTCTAAGCTAAAGGAGTTATCAAATTTACGCGGTACTATTGAATCGCTTGAAAAAGAAGAAAAGGAAATCAATGAAAAATTGTTAATTTTGAGCGAACAGCTTGATAACAAGGAAAAAACAATGTCTGAGATTCGTTCATCTCTTGAAGCTGAAAACAAAGTCAAACAAAAAGCTATACTCGAGGCCGCTGAAAAAGATGCTGATAAAATAAAGTATGACGCTAATTTGGAGCTCTCTTCTCTTCTATCTTCAATTACTACCTTCAAATCTGAAAATGCAGACTTAGAAAAAGAGAATACTTCTTTACATCGCGAAGTGAATCGCTACACAAATCAAGCCAGAAAATTCAAAGCAGAGATTGTAGGCATAAAGAATTTTTTCAAAGATTATCGATTTATATTGGGGAAATCATTTGACATTGATGATGCTCAACAAATCGATGAAGCACTAGCTAAAATAGAACAATATACTTCTGATGATTCAATTATCAATACAATTATTCAGTTGCCATTGCACTCCGATAATTCAAGAGAATTGCGTAAATATGCAACTGCTACAAATAAAGAAATCAAAACACTGCTGGAATCTTACCAAGAACGCTATACATCAAAGACAAATAAAACTATTTATCAGCTGATGATTATTGGACTTCAAGCAGAAATGCAACTTCTGTTAGCTAAACTCACGTATCAGAATCTAAATGAGACCAAAAAAAATGTAAAAGAAATCTTGGCGAAATATATCACAATTGCCTCTGAAGGAAATCAATCTATCAAGCCTACTCTTCTGCGATTTGTTAGCGATATTGAGCCACTATACATGGAGCTAGTTGATACGGAATATCGTTATTATGTGAAACGTCAGCAAGAAAAAGAAGAGCAGCAAGCTATCAAAGAACAAATGCGCATAGAAGCGGAAGAAAAGAAAGCCTTGCAAGCCGAGAAAAAGAAATTGGAAAAAGAAGAATCAAAATATCTTACTGAAATGGATAGAAACAAAGAATTACTGAAATCAGAAACAGATTCTGACAAGATCGCTCAATTAGAAGCAAACCTGAAAAAATTGCAAGAACAATTAGAGAATGTTGCCGAGAAAAAAGAGGAGATTATCACACTTTCTACTGGCAAAGCTGGATACGTTTATGTCATCTCTAACCTGGGTTCATTCGGTGAAAATGTTTTTAAAATAGGTATGACTCGCCGTTTAGAACCGCAGCAGCGAGTAGATGAACTAGGCAGTGCATCTGTCCCATTTAAATTTGATGTACATGCAATGATTTTTAGTGATGATGCAGTCAGTTTAGAAAACGATTTACACAAGCAATTAGCAAAATCTCGTATTAATAAAGTGAATCCGCGAAAAGAATTTTTCAAATCTGATGTTAATTCTTTAGAAAATTTAGTTGAAGAAATTGATCCAACTGCCGATTTTACAAAAACTATGTATGCTGAAGAGTATCAACAAACGAAAGCAATTGAAGAAAGCTTGGAAGACAGCCTTAAAGTTACCGCAGGGGAATCATAATTGATCATTCCAATTGGGTGGTACCAGGTGATTATCGCTTCCTACCATAAAATGAAAGCGAATTAAAACTATTTAGGGGGAAATGAAATGGCTAAGAAAAATGTTACGGGCGAGGATGGCAAGCAATATGTAATGAAGGAGAAAAAACCAATCTATAAAAAATGGTGGTTCTGGCTAATTGTGGTTATTGTCATCGGCGGAATCGGTTCTCAACTGGGTGGAAGTGACGACAAAAAAGCGGCTGGTTCCGATTCAAAAGTCGAAAAACAGTCAGCCACTAAAACAAAATCAACAATCAGCAAAAAAGAGACTAGCAAAACGAAAACAGGATCAAAAGCTACTTACAGTGATCGTACGCTTACGGCTCCGGATGGAGTACTAAAAATCACAAGTATCGAATCAGGAACTGATTATGATGGAAAGCCTATGTTTTATGTATTATTTGATTTGACAAACAATACTGACGAAGCTAAAAATATTCAAACTTTGTATATGAACTTTGCTGACGCGTCACAAAATAATGGTACAACTACTGAAAAACTTGATTTCGCAATAACGACAGAAAGTCCTTACCAAGAGCAGCTTGGCATGTTAAGCAAAGACTTGAACCCTGGCCAAACCGCTTCTGCAGCATATGCATATGAAGTTCCAGATGAATCAAAACCTGTCACTTTAGAATTTAAAGACAGCATGTTCAGCTCTAAACCAATCGCTACAGAAGATATCACTATTAAATAATTCTAAATCTGTCGAATTCGACAGATTTAAAGATTAGCCTTCGGGCTTTTCTTTTTCATATAAAAAGAACATACGTTCGTATAAAAGATAGAAAAATTCGATATTTGATCCATATCCCCTGTTTTTCTCGATATATTTACTAGTCTTTCGGAGTTGATATAAAAAAATACGAAAAGGGAGCGATTGTGATGGATGGGACCGTTCGAAAAAAAGGCAATAGTTGGTATTATCGCATTGATCTTGCTTATATAAACGGAGAAAGAAACCGAATCGAGCGCTATGGCGGGAAAACAAAACCCGAGGCACAAGAAGCTTTGCGAAAAGCAATTTATGAGTATGAAACAACTGGAGAAATTTTGGAACAATCAGATATATCTGTTCATGATTATTTTGAATATTGGTTTAAAAACTATGTATTGGTTAATCTCAAAATGAATACACAAAAAAATTATCGAATGATGCTAGATAAGCATATTTATCCATACATCGGTGACTATAAACTGAAAAATATTCGCCCAGGGACGATTCAAAAACTGCTTAATGATGAATTTGATAAGGGGTTCGCTAAACAAACACTTGGAATCCTCAAAGGAATTCTGAACAAAGCATTTTCGATGGCTGTTTTTCCCTATCAATACCTGAAAATGGATCCAACGCCATTTGCTAAAATTCCCAAATTTGATGAAAAAGAATGGCGTGATCGTAATGACTTGAAAATTATTAGTGTTGAGGACTTTAAAAAATTGATGGATGTTGTTGATCAGAGCAGCCCCTACTACTTGCCGATGATGATCAGTTTTCAAACAGGTCTTCGCCGCTCAGAAGTTTGCGGTCTTCGATGGGAAGATATCAATTTTGATACAAAAACACTTCGTGTCGAGCAGATTATGGTTATGGATGGCAATAAATATGTAATTGGCACCCCAAAAACAAAGTCGTCCTATCGAACAATTTTGATTGGTGACACCCTTGTTACGCTTCTGAAACGCAGCAAACTCCGACAAAAGGAAAATAAACTTTTTTATGGTTCTCACTATACGGATACAAATTTTGTTTGTGTAAAAGAAAATGGTCACCCTGTCACTCCCAATTCAATTAAATGGTACTCGCGAAAATATCATAAATTGACTGGCATTGATTTCACTTTTCATTCTTTTCGCCATACTTATGCAACCATGTTGCTGGAAAATGGCGCAAAGCCAAAAGAGATCCAAACTAGACTCGGTCATTCTCGATTATCTACAACCATGGATACCTATGCGCATGTTACTAAAAAGATGAGAGAAGAGTCTGTCGAGATCTTTGAACGCATGTTAAAAAACAATCAAATATAGTATTTTCTTCCCCCATTCAAAAAAATGGGGGAAGAATGGGGGAAAAACGGAAAAAAGAAGCCTGGCTCGAAAGCCAGACCCCTTGATACTACTACTTTTCATCCTCGTCCATCTTCAAAACGGCCATGAAGGCTTCTTGAGTTATAGCAAATTCAAAGACTTTCTTCTACCTTCATATTGAGGTATTTGGCTTCATTTCATCCTATGGTATTGTAGCATTTATGCAGACGTCTAGTTTCATTCTTTTTCATTTGGAATTTCCTAGTTTCATATCGTTTTCCCTTGTAAAGGGGGAAGAATGGGGGAAGATATCCATAATCCTAGACCACTTCTTTTGCGCCCATTTGGTATCACTTTTCAGTTTCTGATATCCTGTTAAAAAGGGCTAGGAAATAGAAAATCGTCACTATCATTTTAGGAATTCTTATGTCCGCAAAAACGTAAAAACATTGAAAGAATTACTAAAAGATAGAGACGACGACTAGAACGAAGGAGAGAGAAATCTCCGCCTCCATCTATTTCTATTTTCACGATTTTTATGATTTGTATTTGATTGATCCAAATCTCTTCAAAATAAAAAAATCCCCCGCTCAACTAAGAGCGAGGGTTATTTTTATGGATTCAGGCATTTGCCCGACTTGTCAAAATCATATTCTTTTCCGTCGATGCTTTGCCGACCGGTAACCATATAGCCGCCGGGTTGGCTCAAGTAGTACCAAGTGCCGCCTTTGTCCTTGAACCAGCCTTGGGCCATCGCCCCGTCGGCATTTAGATAATACCAGGTCGAGCCAGACGGTAACCAGCCTTCCACCATTGCGCCGGATCCGTCCAAGTGATACCAGCGGCCATTGATCAGCTGCCAACCGACTTTCATGTCGCCACTAGAGCTGAGATAATACCATTTATTATCCTTTTTAAGCCAACCTGTGGACATGTCGCCGACACCGTTAAAGTGATACCACTTTTCGCCGACTTTCTGCCAAGCTTCAATCGTTTTCTTGCCGTCAATGTAGTATTGCCAATGATTGTTTTCATTTTTCCAGCCTGTAAATTTCTCGCCTTCTGGTGCTGCGCCTTGGTACCGATACACATACCAGCCCATGCTGTAAGGTAACGTATTTTCGTTGTTCACGGTGACTCCGTCGTTGTCATAATTACAATGAATGACGTTCGTGCCGTCAATCGCCATGACCACATGACCACCCGCGCCCGCACTTTGACCCTTGTAGCCGAAAATCACAATGTCGCCGCGTTGCATGCTCCACTCTTGATCCGATGCGATCAGCTTGTAGCCATTTTGGATCAGCCACGTGTGCATGGATTCGGTACTCACTACATAGCCCGCGTTGCTTGCACCCGCATTGCGGAGTGAAATATAAATCGCGCCGCTGCAATCCGCCGTGCCGTCAGTACCGATTCGGCTGCCGTACATGCTGTACGTAACACCAATCGATTTCAGATAATACATATAATCGATTGCTTTTTCTGTGTTGATTGTCATTTATTTCTCCTCCTTTAAAAATCCTTTAAAAATCCTTTGCCGAGATCATAAAACCCACCGGCACCAAGTCCTGCAATAGCTCCTCCCCAGGCATAGAGGATAATTTCCATGTTCGCAAAACTTGCAGCATAGCCAATCCCAATAATAATTCCAACCACTACATTAATCACAGGAAGCCATTTATTATTTGGAATACTCTCTTTAATCAATTGTGTTACCGCTAAAACGATGACTGCAATAACGCTTGTTGCTGTTAAAATGTTATCCATTTTCCTAACCTCCAATAAATTTATTAATGAGATAAACCACTACAGAAACACCAATCCCGGCAATAGTCCGCCAAGTCCATTTCTGATTTTCCTTAATTTCTGCAATATCTTTTTCGTTGTTTTCTGATTTCGATAAAGCTTGGCTTGCCTTATCAGACACTTGTTCAATGCCTTTTGTGTTTTCCTCGATTTTAGTGAGGCGCTGGACAATTTCCATCCAGAGTGAGTTGCCGTTATTTTCCAATGTTCATTCCTTCTTTTCCGTAAAATAAAAAGAGACTGCAAAAAATAATCTCTTATAAATTCATTTTTACAATGGCACATGCCAGGAAAAACTACCACGAAACGAGGTGCCACTCGTAGCGTTGGAAGGGCGAATTAAACTAATCCCACTATCCAAAAAAGTTAGTTTTCCAAAAGTAGGTGTAGATAAGTCTGTCTTATTAAAATCTTCGATTGTTGCGTTAAAATTTATTGATGGTTTTAAATACTTCTTACTATCTGCAGAAAAAGGATAAATTAAAACGGCGTTATTTGGATTTATCGCTACAACATTATCCAACCTCATAGTTAAAAAAACGTCATAGCCGTCAATGCCTCTAGAAATTGACCATAAACGAACGGTTCCCCTCACACCTGTGTTGTTAAAATCGCTTACGTCTTTAAGGTCTTGGAACGCAAGACCTGCAGTTTGCACCCACCCAGTTCCTCCTTGAGCTTCTGAATGTATAGTTCTAAACCACGAACGACCGTCTGCTGATATTTTGAAACTCATATCTCGACGTCCCCCGATTGATGTTAAGATATCGACTATATAAAATCCTTTTGTAGCGTCGTCAAGCGGACCGTTTACACACTCAAAGCAAAACCAGTGGCCATCCGGTGCAGTTTCTAAATCGACTGCCGTTCCGTCGGCGTTGGTAAGCTCTGCTCGTGTCACGTTTTGAGGCTGAGCAAATCCTGTTGCCCACCTAGAAGCAGTCTCGTGGATGTCAGGCCCACTGGATCCTATATGATCAATGAATAACGTTTCTAAACGAGCTAATCTATCTTTTACGTTAGTAGGTAAATTCTCGGTCATTTCCTGCACCAATCCTTCTCATTGTTATTTTTTTAGAGGCAGTATCTAACTCAATTACATCAAAACATTCTTCTTTAAGCGTGTTAAAAGTTGAGATACTTCTGTTGTATTGCACACTCTCATTTTGGGAGCAGCATGATTTAATATGCAAAATGCCATCTTTTACCACATCTCCGTCATTGTGGATGTGGCCATAAATACAAAAAGCAATTTCCGCATTAGCTGTAGAAAAATCGTAATCAACCGAAACCGGCATTCTTGTATCACCAATGCTATTTTGCACGTTTCCTCGTCCCTTAATTTTAAAAGCATTTAACAACTGTAAAATTATGTCGTGATTAATTGCGGAAGATTTTTCTGTGTCATAATCATTTCCAGGATAAATCTCAAAAACAGATTCTAGTGGGTGGTGTATACCGATTACGATTGTATAATTTTCCGGTGCTATTAAAGCTTCATTTGCCAACCAATCGATCTGGCTTTGTTGGAAACCGCTAAAATGTTGGCGAGGATATTTTACATAACCATTTTCATCTAATTCTTGAGAAACATCCGCACTGTCTAAACCGATAAAGCGCACCTTTTTTTCCAAATTATCATGGTAAAAGTAATTAGATCCATTATTTCTGATTTCTCCGGAAAGGAGTTCATTCTGCCGATAAACTTCCGCGAAATCAGAATCACTCATAAAATATTCTGGTTTTAAAAACTTGTTGCGAATATTCTTTTCCATAAAATAAGATTTTCTTAAAGCGGCTTGGCTTGAACCGTCGTCATGATTTCCTTTCAACAAGGCGTTCAAAGGAGCTTTTGAGTATGCAAATAGCTTTGTTGCAAGTTGTCTATGCTGATTTTTAACGTGATTTTTTGGGCTATCATAAATTCCGGAACAATCAGAATTATCACCGCCTAAAACAATTCCGTCTAATTTATTTGACAAAGATAATGCGTTATATAAATGTGTAATACCATAGCGCAAAGATATTTCATTATATAAAGCGCCACGATCATAATGTAAATCTGTTAACCAAATGAAGTTATACTTTGAGATATCAATACCAGAAGATACAGAATTTAAAATATCTCTAAAAATATTTCGCACACCTCCTAGGGTTTCGAACTCAAAATTTGGTATCAATACTAATTCTTCTTTAGAAGGCATGTCATTTAAACGATTGCCCAATAGATCATACTCTCCTCTAGCATCAATAACCTCACCATCTTGCATTTCTCCAGCGATAATATTATCTAAGCGATTATCTGTATTGTTAGCAATATCTTTGGATTCGGATGATATTTGGTTTGATTCAATGGCTATATTTTTCGCATCATTGCTATTATTTTCCGCTCTTAAAGCTGGAGCTATAGCAAACTCATTAATTTTTTCCCGTCCTTGGTTTAAGACGTCTTTCGCCTCAATATATTCAGCCATTCACTTCACCTTCTACCACTGGTTCAACATGGATGTCAATTACATCCACAAACCGACAATAAAAATAAGGCCCAATCATGGCACCTCCGACAGAGTTTCCATGTTCGTCCGTTTTAGTGCCATTCATGTAATCAAAGTAATCTTCCTTCAAATTAAAAGAACCTGCTTCGACTAAAATTTCTGTCGTTACTGGTTCTCCCATTTTTTGTTGCGTCACACTAATTTTATCCATTATTTTTCAGTCCCTTCATAAAACTCCACGCAATCAATGGCACTTTGTCTCAAAGCAATTGTTGGGCCGAAATCAATTAAATCTACAGGTTTTGCTCTTCGAATTTTCTCTTTGATTGCCTTGTATTCTTTTATATCTGGCACTTCCCAAGAAATATATTTTCCATTCCGCATTAGGATTTGGCATCCAAAAACTTTTTTCTTTTCTGCCATTAAATTTTTCCTCCAATTCGGGATTTAATAAAGACCGTTAGCATCAACTGTATTTCAAATCGCACTAAGTCATTAGGCTTAATTTTTAAATTGTGTTCCCCACGAACAACTTTTCCGCTACTGTCTTTTTTAAGATATTTAGCAATATCAAAACGTTTGATATTAACATCGTGAACAGAAATGAGATTGTCATCAATCCAAACATCAAGTCTTGTTGGTAAATGTTGATATTTGAAAATACCATAGATAATTTGATGCGTATGGCCAGGAATAGTAATTGACACACTGTGGGTATGTGCAGAAATCGTGACACTAAAACGATGTGTATGTGCCGGAATATTGATCGAAACACTGTGGGTATGACTGGAAACAGTGTGTGAATGAGAACCACTCTCTGAAGCAGTGTAAAAATCATTACTGGTTTTTCCAAGCACGACAAAACCCACTCGGGCTCCACTTGAAGGTTCTGTACTGTAAAAATTAGTATATCCAACTGGACCTGCGGAAGGATTTCCACCGTTGTAAGCCACTAAATGTTTATGATTTCCTCCAGAACTAGAGGTCTGACCACCGCCACTGGAACTCGTCGCACCTTGAGTGCTTCCTCCGCCTGCTTCAGAAGTGCTTCCAACAGTCGTGCCCCCTCCAGAGCTTGAAGTGTTTGAACTGACCACAGAATCAGTACTTTTATTTCCTTTTGATGTAGCACGGAAATTAGTTGGTTTAATCCACAAGAAGGCGCTATTTACATTCACACAATCTTCTGGAATTTCAAAATTAAAATCAACTGGTTCATTATCATCAGCCTCACGATCAAAAATATAAGGAATAATATTCTGGGCACCGTTAGCTGTCACTTTTGATATTTCCTGTTGTCTTTCTTCGTCGTAAGCAAAAGCGTTAATGCCCTCGTTAGTGATTTTCAATGTCATATCACCAGGTTTTCCTGTCACATCACTTTTAGACCGCTCCAAAACGCGCAAATTAATTTTTCCGTATTTTTTAGTTTCTACTTCAACCAAACTATCCAATTTCAAGTCGTTGGCATTGATTTCTCGATTTTTGTTGATTGCCAAATTTTCTGGATGTCGCAAGACTTTAGTTAGATCAACGGCAGACACATTCCAAGAAACTTCTGGTTCTTTCCAAGCATTCAAACGGCTTTTAGCAGCTTCAAATAAATTTTCATCAACAGTAAAACGGTCATCTTTCCAAATAGTTTGTGCTGGAAAATATTCGTTCATAGATTCTTGATCCATGAGATATTTTTTCCCGCCATTCAACTTGGCAATATCAACCGCATTAATACCTTCAGCGTTTCCTTTAGGCAAAATCCAGTTAACAAGATTCTTTCCTTCTTGCTCCACGGTAAAACCCGTCATATTGTAACCCTGTTTAACTCTGGCACTAACTTTAGATGTTGGTTTCCGAAAATGCAAAACAAACGGAAATTTAGTTGTATCTCGTTCGATTACATATTGTTCTGCCGTATCGTCTAAAACAGACATTAACGGACTCAGCAGACCGTTTTCGTTTTCCCATTGGTAGCTAAACCCACGGGAAAACTCAACGTCACCAAGCTTCCAATACGGCAAGTATTGGCAGTCCATGACCGCTTGAAGTGCTTCTCTCGTCGTTGGATTGGTTAATTGTAAGAACTCAATCACGCTTAAATTGAGTAAAAAAAGAGCGTCCATCAAGTCATATTTAATGACCGGGACACTCGATCCATACGATTCCGCACTTTTTACAACCATAAACAGCTCTACTCGTTTTTCCCCGTCATAGATTTCGACAAAAGAAAACTGCTTTATTTTCTTTGTTAGATTGTCATCCGCTGGTAGTGTAAAGCCGCCAATAAATAGATTGTTGGAACGTTCCGAGTAGCTAATGTTATATGCTTTTTTGATGCCACGTTTAGCACCAGTTACTGGATTAGTTAAATAAACACTGTTCAAATTCTCACCGCCTTACATATAAATATCTCGATAATGTACCGTCAACTCAAAATTCATATTTCTACCTGTAATCTGCACTGGTAACCCCGGGACAAAATAAAAATTGCCTAATCCAAAGCTGGATTCAACGCCATTGACATACATCACGTCGTTTTCTGTGTCGATTTCCAGTTGTTGATTGGTAAAACTACCCACATTTAACACGTAGGCCCCACAAGTAATTTTGACATCTGTCCCAGTGCCATTAATCTCAAAATAAGGCTGCAGTGCTAAGCTCTCTAAAAAAGGATTCAACGTTGTATTTCCTGTGATTGTCCGATGATCTGCACCAGTTCCAGTATTGCCTAAAAGATAATCTGCGGTAAAATCAATCACTTCACTGCCCCATCTAATGTCATCCGCTTCAGCAATAGAATATTTATTGTCGTCGTGTTGAACAAACGGAATGGAAAATTCCCTAACGACTGTTTTCCGACTCAAAGAAAAATTCGAAGCGATTTTTAACCAAACATATTTATTTGGTTCGTAATCAAAAATAGTTTTTATGGATCTTGGTTGTTTATATTCATCAAAGAAGAATTTATTAATGGAATTTAACATTGCTGTCGTTTCAAGTTCGGACTTCAGTAAGCCGTTAAGTGGAACTGTAATTCCGTTTTTTTCTTTGATTTCTGTCCCGTAATCCAACACCCCAGACAAACCAGGAATGTGTAGCGTGGAATAATCAAAGTCGGCCTGACTTGGATTGACGTGATCCATGACCACAATTAATCCAAAGTCTTCCCAACGTTTGGTTTCAACTCCATTATCCATTGTCATCATGGTTATCACCTCTTCCATGGATAACGATTAGAATTCTGTGATTCTTCGTAATCCTTAATACCTTTAGCAATCTTTTGAATATC